GGTAGTACGTGATCAGATGGTCGAAACTAGGGAGAGTCAATCCCATGGGTGTGGCCACTTCCTGTAGTACTTCAACGTACTTCTCAAAAGTGGACCGCCCATGCAAAGCGAGCTCAAGGGTCACCCTGTGAAGGGCGTCCTTCTCTTGCTCACTCCACATGAGTGCCGAACTAGTCCTGATCCAAGTCAGCTGCTTCGCAATGCTGGAAAAATCCAACGGCGCGACCATGGCCTGGATATCATCATCAAATCGAAAAGTCCGCTTCAAGAACGTAGCGCTCTCAAGCGCCTCGTACTTGGGAAACTCGCTGCGCTTGAGCGCATCGGTGTAGCCGTATCCCAACTCAGCCATACACCTCTGCATGTCATGTGCGTCAAACAAGTTACCAGCGACTCCAGTGAAACCATCATCACCGAAAGTCGCAGGATTTACAAAACTCACATACTCCGAAGGGGACAAATTTGGGTTCACCCGCAGCGCACAATAAATGTGCAAGAGAAGGTTGGCCACGCAATTCAACAGAGTCGTGAGGGGCTGCCCGGATGCGTTTCCGGCAAGGCGGATAATGCCTTCGGGTCCTAAAAGCAGCAAGTGGAAGACCAAATCGTGGGTGATGCCGCGCATGACGACAAAGTCGTCAGCAGAATAGCTCCCAAAACGTTTGGCCACCCACATGATGACACACATACTAATGTGGGACAAGGACGCACTCATGCGCTTGTCAAACCACTTGAAGTCGCCCGCTATGATCTGTGCTGGAAGACCATTTCGTGCTCTAGTACCATACTCCGCAAGCCTGGCCCACTCAGGGCCGTAGCAATTCAAGCCCGGCATACAGCCAAAAATGAAGGCGTTGTTGGTAATAAAAGCAATCACAGGCAAAAAGTACATGCGCACCACAATGGCGAACGGCAGCCAACAGCCAGCTATTGCGCGGATATCGCGCTCAGCGACCTTGGCAGCTGATCTGGGCTCGTCCTTGAAGGTCATGGCGAACGGTGGCCTAACACACCTGCCGGCCTCGTACTCCTTGAGCACAAGCTCAATGTCGCCTTGCAGGCGAGCACAGGGCACCCTAAAACCAGGGTCACCCTCAAAGTACTGTGACTTGGCGCCAGTATAACCAAAACCTCCCGAAGTGGTGAAGTTAAGGGCCTCCAACCTAGTCTGATCCACCCCATTGACGGCCTGGTCAAGTGATAAAACACCCGGACGAATGGCCATGTTGGGCGGCATGCGCCTGAGTATGTGCTCCCAACCGGAGATCAAAAACTCGGCGCGGCTAGCCCAATCGATAGAATGGACAGGCTCTAAGGTCTGCAAAAAGGACACCTCAGGACTAACCCACTTACCGTCACGCAGGTACCCGTCCATCTTTGGAACAACAGTGTCACTGACTAACTCAGGGCACCTCTCGCGCAAATGAGCGCTGAAAGTAGTCTCCTGAAGCTTAGTCCTAGCCTTTGGCATGACGCGACCCTCCACGGTC